CGCCGCCGAGCAGCTGCTGGCCAGCGTCCAACTCACCGTCGATCTGGAGCGCCGCCAGCGGCAAACCGAACACCAGGTGGCGGCCCTGGCCGAAACTGTCGGCGACATGGACCGCGCGCACCCGCTGCTCGACTCGATCCCGAACGGCATGGAGAGCATCACCACCATCCGCCAGCGGATCGGCAAGCAGTACGGCCTCCCGCCCAGGGTGATCGACGCTGTGGTGCGCGAGATGCCACACAGCCCGCGCCCCTTCGCCATGGTCCGCAGCAAGCACGAGGAGCTGAACGCACGTCCCTTTGCCGTCTGGGCCAAGGCCGAGATCAGCAGGGTGTTCGAGCGCTTCGCCCGCGGCTGCACCTTCGTGACCCCGCACCGCGCGATTCACCCTGACTTCGGCGCCGGCATCGAGCGCTTCCAGATGCGCGGCACGCCCGCCCAGGAGGCTGGTGAATGACCACCCAACCGAACCCCGGCCGGATCACCACCGGCCCCAACGGCCAGCCGGTGATCGCCGGCCCGTGGCCTTCCTACCGTCAATTCCGCGATCTGCCTGAGCGTGAGCGCTGGGTTTTGTACTCCCATGCCAAGGCCAGCCGCGCCGCGCTCGAAGACCAGGGCTTCGTCATGGCCGAGAGCTACGACGATTTCGTGAAGCGGGTAACTGAGGAGCTGGACGTATGAAGCTCAAGCCGACCTTTGAAACTGACGTGTACATCTCCGATGGCGGGTACTTCGCCATCCGACAGGAGAACTCGATGGGGGAGGAGGAGACCATCATTCTCTCGCCCGAGCAGCTGCGCGCCGTGATGGCATACGCCCGCGTCCAACTGTGCACCTCGAAGACCTGGTGGAACGCGGAGGAGGCTGACTGATGGCTCGCTCTCGCAACATCAAGCCTTCGTTCTTCAAGAATGAGCACCTGATCGATCTGCAGCCATTGGACCGGCTGCTGTTCATTGGGTTGTGGACGCTGGCCGACCGCGAGGGGCGGCTGGAGGACAGGCCGCGCCGGATCAAGATTGAGCTCTTCCCTGGTGACAGCTACGACGTGGAGACCGGCCTGGCTAACCTGGCGGGGAAGGGGTTCATTGAGCGCTACGAGGTAGATAGCGAGCAGTACATCCAGATCGAGGCATTCACGAAGCACCAGAAGCCGCATCACAAGGAGATTGCCAGCGATATCCCTGCGCCCCCTGGCCGACCTCAGGTAACCAGGCATGCCTACGACGTCTCGAGCGAAACCCGCCTTTCGGTATTTGAGCGCGATGGCAATCGGTGCCTCAAGTGCGGCGCGGAGGAAGGTCTGTCCCTTGACCATATCCAGCCTCTTGCTAAGGGCGGCGATAACTCAACCGAGAACCTGCAAACGCTGTGCACAAGCTGTAATTCGGCCAAGGGTGACACCACCAAGGACTATCGACGCGCCGTCGATGATTCATCGTTGAGCCGTGTTCAAGGCAACGATGGTGCGCCTTGTCCATCTGATTCCCTCTCTCTTGATTCCCTTAACCTGATTCCTGATTCCCTCCCCCCCTTACCCCCAGAGGGGGGAGCCGCTGCCGCGGCGGGTAAACAGGTCGGCAAGTACTCCGACGACTTCGAGTCGTTCTGGCGTGAGTACCCGAAGCGTCACAGGGCGTCACCGAAGCCTGACGCCTGGAAGGCCTGGCAGGCACGTATTCGCGCTGGCGTGCCCAGCTCGGATCTCATCGCCGCAGCCATCGCCTACCGGAAGGAGCAGGTGGCATTGGGCAAGGCCGGCACGCAGTACGTGCAGCAGCCGGCCACCTTCCTTGGTCCAGGCGAGCGCTGGACGCCGTACCTGGGCCCGCAGCCAGAAGCCCAGGCCGCCCAGCAGAGCGCTGTCCTCTCGGTTCCTACCCATTCGCAGGAGATGTACCCAAGTGACAAATTCTAAGTTCCGTCCTGCTCCGCGAATCGCCGAGCAGCATGAGGTCTGCTGCCGCGCTGGCCGTGGCCACAAGAACTACGACGAGCAGTTGGTCGAACTGTTCGCCGGCGGCTGGTACCGCACCGAGTGCCCGGCTTGCCAGTGGGAACTGCTGTACAACAAGCCCAAGGAAGACGAGCGCCGGCAGGCCGCCGAAAAGGCTGCTGCCGAGCACGAGCTGAGCCAGGACCTGATTGCCACCGGTATCACGCCGCGATTCCGCGGCTGCACCTTCGACAACTTCCTCACCGATGCCGGCGACGCCGGCAAGACTCGTGCGTTGAGCATCTGCCGTGGCTACGCCGAGAAGTTCGCAGAGAACTACCGCCAGGGCCGTGCCCTGATGCTGCTGGGGGAGATCGGCAACGGCAAGACTCACCTGGCCTGCGCGATCCTGCAGCACATCGTCCGCGAGGAGCAGGCCACGGGATTGATCGTCACCGCCGAGGCGATCATCCAGGGCGTTACCGACAGCTTCCGGCAGAACGCCAGCCACACCAAATCCCAGCTGCTCCAGGAGCTGGCCGAGGTGGACCTGCTGGTGATCGACGAGGTGGGTATGCACACCCCTCGCCAGGGGCGCGACTTCGCCCCCGGCCTGCTGCACGAGGTGATCGACCGGCGGTATCAACTGGTGCTGCCCACCGTGTTGGTGAGCAACCAGACGCGCGAGCGCCTGCCAGAGTTCATTGGCCCGCGTGCCGCTGACCGGCTGCGGGAGAACGGCGGCCTGCTGGCCCCGTTCACCTGGCGGTCTGCTCGCGTCGGAGGTGCCGCATGATGGACCGCTATCCCGACGAACATCTGTTCGAGGCCGTCGTGGACGAATCCAAGCTGTACAGCCATGAATCCGAGTACGCCGTGATCGGGTCGATGATCAAGCAGCCCGAGCTCGTTGATGACCTCAGTGGCCAGCTGGTGGTCTCGGATTTCCACCACCCGGCCTGCGCCGAGCTGTTCGAGTTGCTGGTGGCTATGCGCAACCAAGGGCACGCGATCGACATCGTGACGTTGTACGAGGCCCGATCGCACCTGGCCGATGGGCAGAGCGTCCTCCAGGTGGCGGCGAAGATGGCGGATAACACCCCGAGCACAGCCAACGCCGGCGCTTACGCCAGGACGGTCAAGCAGCGCTCGGTAGCGCGCCGCGTGATCGCCGCCGCGCAGGTCATGAGCCAACGCCTGATGGATGGCGAGCCCCTGGATGAGGTCTTGAGCCAGGGCCAGCAGGCATGGCTTGCGCTGGAGGCCGAAGGGACCGACAGCCGGAAGAAGTACCGCTTCATCCGCGACGTGCTTCCTGAGGCTGTGGATGGCATCGACAGGCGCTTCAACCGCCAGGTGAGCCTTGGCTATGACACCGGCCTGCCATCGCTGGACGAGTTCATCCCCGGCATCTGCCCTGGCCACATGGTGGTGGTCGCTGGTGAGCCCGGCAGTGGCAAGACCACCCTGGGCCTCGGTCTGGCCGAGCGGGTGGCGTTGCACAGCGGTGACGTTGCGCTGGTCTTCAGCCTGGAGATGACCGATGTGGAGCTGACCAACCGGGCGCTTGCCTCGGTGGGCAGCGTGCCACTCAAGCACATCAGCGAAGGCCATTCGATGCGTGACTCTGACTGGCCGGGTCTGACCGGCGCGGTCGCGAAGCTCAACGACGCCCCGCTGATCCTGTGCGATGACGCCTCCCTGACCCTGCGAGACATCCGCCAGATCTGCCGCACCGTGAAGCGCGAGCACGGGCTGGGCATGGTGGCGGTGGACTACATCGGGCTGATCAAGGGCGAGCAGAAGAACGCCAGCCGCTACGACGTTGTGACCGAGATCAGCAAGGGCATGAAGCGCCTGGCCAAGGAGCTCGGCGTGCCGGTGGTGGTGCTGGCCCAGCTCAACCGTGGGCCCAAGGCGCGCGCGAACAAGCGCCCCACCAAGAGCGACCTGCGCGACTCCGGCCAGATCGAGGCCGACGCCGATGTGGTGGTGCTGGTACACCGCGACAACGACAGCCCGGCGGGCCAGGCCGGCGTCACTGAGCTGATCGTCGACAAGAACCGCCACGGCCCCACCGGCATTGCCCACGTCCAGCACCAGGGGCACTTCCATCGGTTCGTTGAGTTGGCCGGTGGGTACATGCCCAGCGACGAAGAGGTCGAGATGGCTCGGCCGTACAAGGGCCGCCAGTACGGCAAGGGGAAAGCAGCATGAGCAACGTAATGGCGCTCGCACCAAGGAAAAGCATGACCCGACCGGAGCGGCAGATGCTCCAGGTGATGGCTCAGGAACTGCCGAATCGCCTCGGCGGGCCATCGACAATGGCAGCACTGCTCCAACTGGTTGCCAGTTGGATGGGCAGCCCGTCGCCCCTCGGCTTTGAGGACTTCGCCAAGGCCTGGGTACAGCAGGGCAACGTCAAGGGCGCCGCAGCGGAGCAACTGCTGCGCGACGCCCTGGGGATGAACACACCGCCGAAGGGGGTCGCATGACGGGAATCTATCGAGACGTGCTGCCGGCGATCGTCCGCGTGCTGGCAGCTGACGTGATCGACAACACGGCAAAGCAGAGCTGGCAGAAGCTCATCGATCGGAAGGTGGATGGCGGGTACCGCGCGCTGCTGTCGGCACAGGACCAGTTCGAGTTCGACTGCATGCTCCATGCGCTGCTCCACCGCGAGCTGAGCCAGTCGGAGTGGGACGTCTTGTACGCGCGCTACTCGACCCACAATGGTCGCCGCCTCAACGCGGTCAGTCGGATGGTGCCGAGGGTTTCCAGTCCTGCGCCTCACCTGTTCCTGACGCACGCCGTGACGAGCTGGTGCATTCCGAAGCTCAAGGGTAAGGACGGCAAGCGCTCCACCGATGTCCTGGTGCTGTCGGAGAAGTGGTACGACATCAATCAGTGGGACACCGAGGCGCGGCCGGACTCGACTCGTAGTCGATGGCGCCGCGATATCTGGAAGGCGCTGGATGCGATCGAGGAGCAGGCGATCGTTCGGGTGACCGAGATACTAGAGCGGGAGAAGTTGGTCGAAGTCGCTTGACTCTTGTGAGCGTTTGAGCGAAATTCACCACATCTGCTGATCCGTGCGCGTCGCACAGACCGGCAACAAAAAGCCCAGCCATCGAGCTGGGCTTTTTCGTTTCTGGACCCGGCCACCGTGCCGGGTTTTTTATTGCCCAGTGATTGGGACCCGTGGTCGGCACGGCCCGCAAGGGGGAGCCGAACACCGTCTGCCGGCGGTGCGGTGATACGGGAAAACACCGGCAGATCAGGCGACCTACCAATCCTCAGTACTCACGGGGTCGGCCTGGTCGGACAGCGCGGAAAGACGCGCACCAATACATGGCCTCGCTCAGTGCGGGGCCTTTTCGTTTCTGGCCTGCACTCGCTGGCCATATAGGGAGAACGCCATGGGCGAGCCGAGCAGTGGGGCTGCCGTAGGAACCGCCGTAGCCGGCATCGGAGTCGCCTCGCTGTTCCCCGGCGTGGACCTGAACGCAGTGATCGGCGCATTCGCCGGTGCGCTGTTCTTCGTGCTGTACGCTCGCGACCTCACGACCAAGGCCAGGGTCGGCTATCTGCTGGTCTCCTGGGTTGGTGGCTACTACGTCGCCGCCGAGGCTGTCGGGCGTGCGTGGACTGAGTACTCGGGGCTACCTGCTTTGGTCGCCGGCGCGTGCATCGTCACTGCGCTGATCGGCGTGCTGGAGTGGATGGTGGGCGGTAAGGCGCCGACCTGGTTGCGCACAGTGCTCGGCTTCTTCACTGGAGGTCGGAAAGATGGCAGTTGATCCGGTAACCCTGCTCGCCGCCGTGGTGTGCGGGGCCATCTGCGTCCGCATCGTCACCTATCGCCGGGGTGAGGCGACGTATCGCTTGGGCGTGTCCCTCTGCGCGTACATGCTCGCCGCGGGCTCAGGTGCTCAATCGGTGCAGATCATGTTCGGCGCGCTGCTGGCTCGCCCAGTGCCGGCCGTCTCGCCCTGGCTGCTCATGGTGCTGCTCGTCATCCTGGTGCTGACTATCCGCGCGAACGGCAATGTGGCGCGCATCTGGAGATTAGGCTGAAGCATGCGAATCAAGGTCGAGGGTCTGCAGAGCGTACTCGATGCCAGGCGCACTCTTGGCCAACTGGCGGACCTGGCGCCGCCGGTGCTGGTAGATGCCTTGAACCACACAGCCTACCAAGCCCGTCAGGCACTGCATGCCGAGATGACCTCTGTATTCGACAAGCCCACGCCCTGGACGCTGAAGTCCATCAAGGTGTTCTTGGCCAAACCCAAGAGCCTCGAGGCAGCGTTATGGGTAGACGACTACCGCGCATCGAAGGACGTCGCCCCAGATCGCTGGCTGAAGGCTGAAGTCTTCGGCGGTCCACGTGACGCCAAGGGATTCGAGAAGCAGCTGCGCCGGCAAAAGATTCTCCCGGCCGGAATGTTCGCTGTCCCTGCTGCGGGCGCACGTATCGACCAGTACGGCAACATGAGCCGGGGGCAGGTCGTCCAGATCCTGAGTGGCCTTGGTGCATGGAATGGCTATGGCTCCAGCGCCAACGCCACGGACAGCAAGAAGAGTGTGAAGAAGGGCCATGCAACAGCGTTCTTCGTGATGAAGCGCGGCAAGACCCCCATCGGCATCGCGGAACGCAGAGACGGCGAGATGGTGATGGTTGTCGCGTTCGTAAAGCAGCCGCAATACCGAACCCGCCTCGACTTCCACGGCATCGTCGCTCGAGTGGCCGACGAGAACCTGGCTACGAACGTCGACTTGGCAGTGGTGAAAAGCCTACAGGGGTGAGCGAGGCCGGCAGTGCCCGCGCGCCGGCTTGGGCAGGTCAGAAAATGACCAATCCAGGGGTGCCGGAGCGCCTCAAAACCCCAACGGGTCCTCCCGAGGGGGTGGGGGGTAGAGGGTAATTGGAGCCCCGCTCACACACTATGTACGACCCAAATTCAGAGGTTGGTTGTTGTTTTGTCATGAGCACAGAAGACCTCCAGAAAAAGCGCGGATGGCTGAACAAATCCGAGATGGCCGCGAGCCTCGGGATTTCTCCGCAAGCCTTTGATAAATGGTGCGTTGAGCCTGCCGCCAAGATCGGCCGCGAGGTGTTCTATACCGCCCAGGCGGTACTGCAGAATCGCCTCGATCATCTGCAACAGAAACAACAACCTGAAGGCCTCGATGCGGAAGGCCTCGACCCGCTCGCTGAGAAGAAACTGCTTCAGGAGCGCCTGCGACTTACGACGGCGCAAGCTGACGCCCAGGAACAGAAGAACCAGGTCAATGCAAAGACCCTCGTTCCCGCCCCGTTCGCCACGTTCGCTCTCGCCAGGATCGCAGCCAAGATCGGCTCGAAACTGGAGACGGTCTGCAAGACAGTGCGCAGCCAAATACCCGACACGCCGCCGTTGGTGCTGGAGGCCTTCGAGCGCGAGATAGCGTTGGCTCGAAATCTGGCTGTGGAGTTCGCCGACGACCTACCGGAAATCCTTGATGAGTACTCCGCCACCCTGGATGAATGACCTGCGGAAAGCGGTCGATCTAGGTTTGCAGGGGCTTTACAAGTCGCCGCCGATGACGGCGGTGGAGTGGGCAGAAGATCCCAAAGACGGTTTCTACATGTCGGCGGAATCCTCTTACAACGAGGGCAAGTGGAAGACGGCGCCGTTTCAGGTGGCCATCCTGAACGCCATGGGCAACGACCTGATCCGGGTCGTGAACTTCGTGAAGTCGGCGCGGATCGGCTACACGAAAATGTTGATGGCGAACATCGGCTACAAGATCCAGCACAAGCGCCGCAACGTGCTGATGTGGAGTCCGACGGACCCCGACGCCGAGGCTATTAGCAAGAGTCACGTCAACGGCCTGATCCGCGACGTGCCGTCGATGTTGGCTCTGGCTCCCTGGTACGACCGCAAACATAGCGACAACACGCTAGACACCAAGGTGTTTGCCAATCGGCGAACCCTGTGGAACCTCGGCGGGAAGGCCGCTCGCAACTACCGCGAGAAATCGGCAGACGAGGTGATCTACGACGAACTGTCGAAGTTCGATGCAGACATTGAAGGTGAAGGCTCCCCGACATTTCTTGGTGATCAGCGCCTTCGCGGTGCGGTGTACCCGAAGTCCACCAGGGGATCGACACCTGGGACCGAGGGGCAGTGCCAGATCACGAAGGCGGCCGATGAGTCACCGCGCCGCCTGCGCTACTACATCGCATGCCCTCACTGCCAGCATGAGCAGGCGCTGAAATGGGGCGGGAAAGACTGCCCCTATGGCTTGAAGTGGCTAGCGAACGAACTGAACGAGGCAACTTCGGCGTGGTACGCCTGCGAGAACGATAAGTGCAACGCCACGTTTGAGCACCACGAGATGGTACTTGCATCGGAGCGTGGCCGGTGGATCTGCGAGGTGTCGGGGATCTGGACGCGTGACGCCATGGAGTGGTTTGGCCCTGACGGCAAACCGATGAAGACGCCGCGTTCCCTGACCTTCTTTTGCTGGGCGGCCTACAGCACCTGGACTGGCTGGCTTGAGCTGGTCGATGAGTGGCTGAAGGTCAAGGGCGACCGCGAGAAGCTGAAGACCTTCACCAACACCATCCTTGGCGAGGTGTGGGTTGAGGATCAGTCCGAACGCCTGGAGTGGGAAACGCTCTACGGCCGTCGTGAAATCTACCCCTGCACTGACTATGTGCCGGAGCAGGCGCTTGGGCTCTTCGGTGGTATCGACACCCAGGATGACCGTTATGAACTGCGCGTGTGGGCCGTCGGCGCCGGCGAGGAGATGTGGCTGATTCGTCGCGTCATCCTCACTGGCAACCCGGATGGCGCTGAGCTGCGGCGCCAGGTTGGCGTCGAGCTCAACCGGCAGTTCAAGCGTCCGGACGGTACGCCCATGCGTGTTGAACGCTGGTGCTGGGATGCCGGCGGTCACCATTCCGACGCGGTAGCCGAGGAGAGCATTAAGTACGGCGCACGCTGGGTCATCCCGATCTTCGGCGCCAGCACCTACGGCAAGCCCATTGCCAACTTCCCGCGGCGCCGGAAAAACAAGATCTACAAGACCGAGGTGGGTACCGACAACGCCAAGGAGGTGATCTACGGCCGCCTTGGCATCGTGGTGCCTCAGCCATGGGTTTCAACACCAGGCTGCATTCACCTGCCCTTGGTTGACTGGTGCGACGAGGACGAGCTTCGACAGCTCACCTCTGAGCGCAAGAAACGAAAGATCCACAAGGGCAAGCCGGTGCTGGTTTGGGACAACGAAAAGCGGCGCAACGAGGCGCTGGACTGCCTTGTGTATGCCCTCGCCGCGCTGCGTATCAGCCAGACCCGATTCGGCTTTGACCTCGCAGCCCTGGAGCTGGCGCGGCTTTCATTGGGCGGAAATGCAGGAGCACCTCCTGCCAGCAAGCCACGCAAGAAGAAATCCGATCAATCCGCCCAGGACGCGAACAGCGCGTTCCTGAGCACAACAGGTAGCAGCCCATGGCTATAGAACTCACGCGGGCCAGAACCATGCTCGAACGGTACCTGGAGGCAGAGGATGCGGTGCTGGACGGCCGCTCGGTCACCTTCGGCCCCCGCACCCTGACCATGCTGGACATGGACGAGATCCGGGCGGGCCGGCAAGAGTGGGAGCGCAAGGTGGCCAACCTCGAGAAAGCAGCGCGCGGCGGGCGGCGCCCCTACAAACTGGCGGTGTTCTGATGAACTGGTTCGATCGAGTGCTGGAGCCCTTCGCTCCTGGCTTCGTGGCCAGCCGCCTGCGTAGCCGTGCTCTGATCCAGGCCTACGAAGCCGCCAAGCCGAGTCGGACGCACAAGGCCAAGGGCGAGCCCCGCAGTGCGAACTCCGCGTTGCAGGCCGCCGGCCGGTCGCTCAGAGAGCAGTGTCGCTGGCTCGATGAAAACCACGACATCGTGACCGGCATCTTCGACCGCCTAGAGGAACGGGTGGTCGGCGGCGCCGGCATCGGCGTCGAGCCCCTGGTGCTGGACCTGGCCGGCGACGTCCACCTGGAGTTCTGTGCGCAGATCAAAGCCGCCTGGTCTGAGTGGTCACTGAAGCCGGAGACGGCGGGGGAGGTCACCAGGCCGCAGATGGAGCGACTAGTCTGCCGCACGTGGTTGCGCGACGGCGAGGCCCTGGCGCAGAAGATCATGGGGCCGGTGGCGAACTACAAGCACCTAACCTCAGTGCCATTCGCCCTGGAGCTGCTGGAGCCGGACTATCTGCCGTTCGAGAAGAACGACCTGGCAAAGGGGATCATCCAGGGCATCGAGCGTGACGCCTGGCGCCGTGTGAAGGCCTATCACCTGCTGATGTCTCACCCCGGCGATCTCGGCCTGGGCATCCTGCAGAAGACGAAGCGGGTCGAGGCGGATCGGGTTATCCACATTGCCCACCGCAAGCGGATTGGCCAGAACCGAGGGGTGCCGCTGCTGCACGCCGCGCTGATCCGTCTGGCGGACCTCAAGGACTACGAGGAAAGCGAACGGATCGCAGCACGCATCTCGGCCGCGATCTCTTTCTACATCAAGAAAGGGGAGCCGCAGGACTATGAGGGGAGCGGCGACGCCGACAAGCGCGGCACCTTCCCGATCGCTCCGGGGATGGTCTTTGACGACCTGCTGCCCGGCGAAGACATCGGCATGTTCGAGAGTAACCGCCCGTCCACTCTCCTCGAAGGCTTCCGTAACGGCATGCTTCGGGCCGTAGCGGCCGCCGGCCGCAGTGCGTACTCGACGATCGCTCGCTCCTACGACGGCACCTACTCGGCGCAGCGTCAGGAGCTGGTCGAGGCGCAGGAGGGCTACGACCTGCTGCAGCACGAGTTCATCGACTACTGGTGCCGCCCGGTGTACCGCACCTGGCTGCCGCTGGCTATCGCCGCCGGTGTGTTGAAGGTGCCGGCGAACGTCGACATGAGCACGCTCTACGCGGCCGTTTACCAAGGCCCGGTTATGCCGTGGATCAACCCGGTTCACGAGGCCACCGCTTGGGAATCGCTGGTGAAAGCCGGCTTCGCAGACGAGGCCGAGGTGGCCCGCGCTCGCGGTCGGAACCCGCAGGAGCTCAAGAAGTCCCGCGCGGCCGAGATCAAGACCAACCGCGAGCTGGGGCTGGTCTTCAGTTCGGACGCCTACCACTCGCTGGTCAAGGACGGCATGAACCCGGTGGAGGCCGTGCAGAAGGCGTACCTGGGCGTCGGAAAGATGCTCACCGCCGACGAGGCCCGCGAGTTGGTGAACCAGTACGGGGGGAACCTGGCTGTGCCCGGCCCCGACTTCACCGAAGACAACCAGAAAGGAGGCACCGATGGGTAGCCTGATGAAGCTGCTGCCGCCGCTGGCGATGGCGGCAGTTCTGAACGAAGACAGCAAGCCGAAGGAGAGCTGGTACAGCATCAAGGCGCTCGCCCGCGGTGTTGCAGAGATCCTGCTGTACGACGAGATCGGCGCCTGGGGCATCTCTGCTCAGCAGTTCGCGCGGGAGCTGAAGGCGCTGGGCGACCTGCAGCGCATCGATCTGCGTGTGCACTCGCCAGGTGGCGATGTGTTCGAAGGCACCGCCATTTACAACCTGCTCAAGCACCACCCAGCCCGCGTTGATGGCTACGTGGACGGCCTGGCGGCTTCGATGGCCACCGTCGTGCTCATGGCCTGCGACACCGTCTATATCCCCGAGAACGGGATGATGATGATCCACAAGCCCTGGGGCATCACCGGCGGTGACGCCGACGACATGCGCCGCTACGTGGATCTGCTCGACAAGATCGAGGACACCATGGTCACGGCGTATGCCAGCAAGACCGGGAAGTCCGCCGATGAGATCAAGGCTCTTCTCAAGGAAGAGACCTGGATGACCGGCCGAGAGGCCATTGAGGCCGGCTTTGCCGACCAACTCACCGAGCCGCTCAGCGCGGCAGCTCAACTCACTTCCAAACGCATGCAGGAGTTCAACCACATGCCCGAAGCTCTCAAAGCCCTGCTGCAGCCGCGCGCGCAAGTAACCCCGCCGGCTGCTCCGACTCCTCCGGCCGCGCCGGCGGCTCCCGCTACCCCTGCTGCTCTGGACGAGAGCGCCGTGCGCGCGCAGATCCAAGCCGCCGAGAACGTCCGCCGCGATGGTATTCGCGCGGTGTTCCAGCCCTTCGCCGCATCCCATGGCGAGATGCTCAACGACCTGCTGCTGGACAGCGCCGTCACCGTCGAGCAGGCCCAGGCGAAGCTCCTGGCCAAGCTGGCCGAAGGCGCCACCCCGTCTGCTGGCCCGCAAGCCACTGCCGGCGGCAACGCGGTGATCTACGCCGGCAATGGCAACCTGGTGGGCGACTCGGTTCGCGCTTCCGTGCTGGCTCGCGCCGGCCTGGAAGAGCGGCAAGCTGACAACCGCTACAACTTCATGAGCTTGCGTGAGCTGGCCCGCGCCTCGCTGGCTGATCGTGGCATCGGTGTGTCCACCCTCGACCCGATGCGCATGGTCGGTCTGGCCTTCACCCATACCACCAGCGACTTCGGCATCATCCTGCTGGACGTCGCCAACCGCTCCATGCTGGCGGGCTGGGAAGAGGCTGGAGAAACTTTCGACAAGTGGACCAAGAAGGGCTCTCTGTCGGACTTCAAGACCGCCAGCCGCATCGGTCTCGGCGAGTTCCCGGCTCTGCGCCAGGTGCGCGAGGGCGCCGAATACAAGTACATCACCATCGGTGAGCGCGCCGAGCAGATCGCCCTGGCCACCTACGGCGAGATCTTCAGCATCACCCGCCAGGTCGTCATCAACGATGACATGAACATGCTCACCGACATCCCGCGCAAGATGGGCATGGCGGCCAAGGGCACCATCGGTGATCTGGTCTACGCGGTTCTCACCAAAAACCCGGCGCTGAGCGATGGCAAGGGCCTGTTCCATGCCGACCACAAGAACTACCTGACTGGTGCTGATTCGGCGCTGTCCATCGATTCGCTGAGCAAGGCCAAGACTGCGATGGCCACGCAGCGGACCCAGGTGGAGGGCAACGCCAAGGGCCGCACCCTGAATATCCGCCCGGCCTTCGTGCTGACTCCGGTGGCCCTGGAAGACAAGGCCAACCAGATCATCAACTCCGAGTCGGTGCCGGGTGCCGACGTCAACAGCGGCATCACCAACCCGATCCGCGGCTTCGCCGAGGTGATCGGCGAGCCGCGCCTGGACGACGATTCGGCGACCGCCTTCTACCTGGCCGCCCGCCAAGGCTCCGACACCATCGAGGTGGCTTATCTCGATGGCAACGAGCTGCCGTACATGGAGCAGCAGCAAGGCTTCACCGTCGACGGCGTGGCCACCAAGGTCCGCATCGACGCCGGTGTGGCCCCGCTGGACTTCCGCGGTCTGGTGAAGTCCAAAGGCGCCGCTTAATCGGCACTGCCACCTCAAGCCCCGCACTTGCGGGGCTTTTTCATTTCAGCCATCTGGAGACCCAACATGGCCAAGAATTTCGTACAGGACGGCGACGTCCTGACCCTGATCGCTCCGGCCGGTGGCGTCACCTCCGGCGTTCCGGCGGAAGTCGGTGACCTGGTAGTGGTGCCGCTGGAAACCGCTGAAGCCGGCGCCGAGTTCTCCGCCAAGATCGGTGGCGTCTGGAGCCTTCCTGCCGCCAACGGTCTGGCCCAGGGCGTCAAGGTGAGCCTCAAGGCTGGCGGCCTGGTCGCCGCCGCCACCGCCGACTCGGTGCCATTCGGCTACATCACCGAGGCATCCGCAGGCGGCTTCGCCTCGGCGCTACTGGTCCAGCAGTAATGGACACCCGGTTCGGGCGCCTCATGGGGCGCCTGCACTCGGTAGGCATGGCAAGGACCGCTGACGCCATTGTCGATTACTTGGATCGTCAGGGGGCCGTCATTGCCGAGGGGATTGCCGTTGCAATCGATGACTCGGTTGATCGTCCGAATGACGACACTGGCGCGATTGACCGCGTGCGAGCGATCTCGGTCCTGTGGTCGGCCCTGCCTCACCTGGACAGGAAGGGGGCGTTCCGTGATTCGGCGGGAAAGCTCTGGCGCATCAATGGCATCCATGAGGATGACCGCCACCTGATCAGCCTCTACGTGGTGCCCGCATGACAGAGATCATCGACGTACAGGAGGCGATTTTCCTCCAGCTTACCGAGCGGCTGCGCACGGTCCCGGTCTTCGGGGACACGGTGGAGGAGGGGAACGTGCTTCGCCTTATCGACAGCGACGACGAGGAACTGCCTGACAGCCTCATCGTCCTGCAGGAGGGCGATACCACTGAGGCCGAAAGGGTCACCCCAAGCACGGCCAAGGAAAGCCTGACCATCAACATCGTCGCGATGACTCGGGCCTCGGACTTCGGTCCGCCCTTGCGCGCCGCTCGCCTGGCCATCAAGCAAGCCCTGAAGGGGACGCGCGCCGGGCTGAATGTTCCCGGCCTGAACAGCGTGACGTTCCCCCCTGCGACGCCGATGCCTCCGGAGAAGGGTAGGCGCTGGGCGTTCAGGGTCATCCCGGTGACGTTCACCTACGTCCAGCAGCTCTGACCAATCCACTCGCCAAAGGCCGCCCCCGGGCGGCCTTCTTCGTTCAGGAGCCACGCCCATGGCCAAGATCACCATCACCCAGGCTTTCAACTACCAGCTGGGCGCCACCACCAAGCATTACCCCGTCAGCAAGGGGGCAGTGGAAGTGCCCGACGAGGTTGCCGCGCACGCCCGTGCTCGCGGTTTCACCGAGCAGAAGGACGCCGCCAAGGCGACCCAAGCCGCCCCCGCGCCGGCCACCCAGGCAGTAGAAGGCACCGGCTCCACCAAGGCCTGAGCCTTTCGCTTCAATCCTCCGCCACATAGGACTCCATCATGCTCCAGAGAATTGATCGCTCGTTCATCGGCGAGGGCATCATCCATGCCCGCCTGTACGGCACCCAGGACCCGCTGCTGCCGCTCGGCAACTGCGACACCTTCAACATCAGCTATTCCGTCGACCGCAAGACCCTGCCGAACTACCAGGGCGGCGGTGGCAACAACAACGTGCGTGAACGCCCGCAGGACATCACTTCCTCGGTCGGCATGTACGACATCACCCCGGAGAACCTGGCCCTGGTTACTCGCGGCACCATCCAGACCGCGCCGACCGCAGTGCAGACCGACGAGGCCCACATCTCCAAGGGGGTGTACCTGGAGCTGATCCCGTTCAAGTACCTGCCCGATCTGACCAAGACCATCACCCTGAAGACCGCCGGCGACGAAGCCCTGGTGCTCGGTACCGACTATGTGATTACCCCTCACGGCGTGCAGGTGCTGACCGGTAGCGCCATCGACGAAACCGGTGTGAAGGTCACGTACACCCCGCGCCCGAGCAGCATCGTGCAGATGCTCAACGGGTACCAGCAGGAGTTCGAGATGTACATCGCCGGCCTGAACGATGCGCAGTCCGGCGAGCCGTTCGCCCTGCGTCCGCGCCGCGTGAAGTTCGGCCTGCTGCAGGAACTGGCGGTGTTTGGTCAGGAGTACATGAAGCTCACCGGCCCGGCCGAGCTGCTGGCGGACCCGCTGGTGTCGGCGACCGACATCTCCAAGTTCTGCGAGATGGCGCTGGCGACGGCCGCTTAAGTTGTACCGGCCATGGATGGCCTTTAACTGCTCGTTTGGCGTAGATTTCTAGTCCTTGTCTAAGGAGGGATGCTATGTGGAAGCTCATCACTGTGTTTGTGATGCTGGCAGTTACTGGGCTGGCGTCAGCGGCTTCAATGAACAAGTGTAAGGATGCGCAAGGGCATATCACCTTTACGCAGCAGTCCTGCCCGGAGGGAGCACCTGGCGAGCAGATTACGGTTAATAGTCAAAGCGCTGGAATGCTCGTTGGGCGGCCCGCTGCCTCAATGGAAGAACCGCAGCAAGAAGGTCCTGTTGAGCCCCGTGGAGTAGTGGTTGTCGGTGCTGATAATTCAAGCGGGTGTGGGGACGCTAGCGATCGAGAGATCAGGACAGCGACGGTCAAAGGGAAGATATTTGCCGGAATGAGCGCAAAGGAAGCCGTCCAATCCTGGGGTAAGCCCGACAAAATTAATCGAAGCGCAAACGGCGCGGATCAATGGGTTTACTATCGCGGCAATTACAGTGCTCAGTATTTGTACGTTGATTCAAACGGATGCGTGACATCCTGGAACTGACTGGTAATTGATTGTTTAAACCCGCCACCTGGCGGGTTTTTTATTGCCCGGAGAAAAGCATGGCCGGAATTAAAGACCGCCTGATTCAATTCATTCTGCGCGGCAAGGATGAGCTGTCGCCTGCGGCTAAGGCTTCGACAGCCGCCATGGACGAGTTGCGGGAAAAGACAGAAGAGCTTGGGAAGAGTCTCGACTCGGCGAAGGATGCACGAGGTCTAGTCAATAACCTGGTTGTCACCGAGCGCGCGATAGCTCAGGCGCAGGGCTCTATCGGGCGAGTTGAGAAGCAGATTGCCGATTTGCGGGACGCCCTCGCCAAGAGCCCCGATAACAAGGGTCTTGAAGTCTCCCTGAAGGCCGCCGAACGTGAGGCGTCGAATCTTCGCCGCGGGCTGGATCAGCTCAACGCCAAGCATGCTGACCAGCAGAAGGCTGCGAAAAGTGCTGGAGTCGATACCACTCGCCTGAGCGAAGAAGAGAAGCGCCTAGCTGGTCAGATCGATAACACCAAGGACGAGATTGCAGCGGCCAATGAAGAGCTGAGGCGCCTCGCCAAGCAGCAGAATGATACGGCTGACTCCGCCAGCGGTTTTTCCAATGCGGTCGATGCGGTCAAGACCGGAGTCACTGAAGCTGCGGTTAAGTTCAGCAAGTGGCTGGTCGGCATCTACCTGGTAGATAAGGCCCTGCAAGGCTTGGGAGCAGGCCTGTCGTACGCCCGCGATGGTGTGATGGCGTTCATCGGCTCGGGCAGTGATAACGAGCAGGCGCTCCAGCAGTTGGAGGCATCGTTAGCGTCCACCGGCAACGCAGCTGGCCTTACTGCAGATCAGCTACTGAAGATGGCGGATAGCATTCGGTCGGCCTCGATGCTGACGACCGAGCAGATTCTCTCGGCCGAAACGCGCCTGCTTTCCTACACAGACATTGCTGCGAATGAGTTTCCGGAAGCGCTGCAGGTTGTAATCGACCAGGCCCAACGCCTGGGAATCAGTGTTGAGCAGTCGGCCGAAACTGTCGGCAAGGCGTTGCAGTCTCCGTCCGACGCTATGGCCGCGCTTGGTCGCCAGGGTTTCAAGCTGGAGGCTGGTCAGAAAGAGCTGATGGAGCAGCTTGAGGCAACCGGGAAGAAGGCTGAGGCTCAGCGAATCATCCTGGACATGATGATCGAGGCCTACGGTGGCGCCGCCGCTGCGGCTCGCCTGAACACCTTCAAAGGGTTGCTGAAGGGCATCGGTGACCAGCTTGGAGACTTTGCTGGTCGGGTTGCTGATGCCGGTGCCTTCGAGTTTCTCAAGACTAAGCTGCAGGAGATTTCTCAGGAAATTCAGGCGATGGCGGACGACGGCCGCCTGGATCGTCTCGCTGACAGCCTGTCTCATGCCTTCCAGATTGGAGTGCAGTGGGCCGAAGACTTTGCGAAGCGTCTGCTTGATGTTGACTTTAAGGGGCTGGCCGATAGTGCCACGGGCTTCTTCAATACTATCGAAGATAAGATTGAGGAAACCTCGCGCTGGGCAACGATACTTTCCTCGCCATTCCGTATTGCAATCAATGCGGTAACAGCTACTGCAGCAGCCGGTATTGCGATTGTTTCCGGAATCCTGTCGAAGACAGCAGCAATTACTGCAAAGGTGGCTTCGGCAATTCCGGATGCTATTGGCGGGGAAAAAGTTAAGGCTGCCTTGCAAGGTCTTAGCACTACCATGGCGAGCATTTCGCAAAGTGCTTATAAGCAAATAAGTCAAGATACTCGGGATATCGGTAAGGCATTTGATGACCTAGCTAACTCCGTCGAGAGAAGCAGTCAGCGGCAGGCCAAAGCGTCGACGGAGGCGGCAAGCGCAGCCCTTAGTGCCTTCAAGGCGGCATCAGATCAGGCAATGAATCGCTATCTCGGCAGCGTTTCTACGTTCAGCCAGGCGATGACTGCGTTGCCATTTGCCGATACGACGGCGCGTTTGAATCTTCTGAAGGTGGCTGTCACCGATGCCTTCAATAAGAAGAATATTGATCAGGGACAGATGGAGCAGCTCCTCGATCAGATCGCTTCGAAGATGCGCACCCTGGAGTCTTCGACCAAGGGTGCAGCGGCTGCTGATAATGAGCGCGCCGCAGCTATCACGGCACTGAAGGAAAAACAGAAGGAGCTGATCGACCAGAACCTGAAGGGAGCTCTGTCCCTGGAAGACCTGCAGGTCAAGCACAACGCCCTGACCGAGGAAATCAGGAAGCTTGAGCAGGGCACCGCCAGCGCGGCCGTCTCGATCAAGAGCTACCAGGAAGCTCAGGATGCCCTGAACACTGCGCGTAGCGTTGAGCAGCTCAAGGCGTTCCAGAAGGCCCTGTTTGATGCTTACAACAGCAAGGACATCAACCTCGAGCAGTTTCAGCAGCTGCATAACCAATCTGCGGTTGCCATCGACAAGCTGAACGCTGCGGCCGGGAAGGCTTCACCGTCGGTAGGCGGACTGACGACATCGTTGAAGTCGCTGACCGACGTGCAGGATGCAATTTCCCGGGCGAAGACGGACATCGATGTTGAGCGCATCCGCAAGGCGCTGACGGACATGTACAAGACGGGGGTCATCTCGTCGTCGGAATACAACCGGGAAGTCGCTCAGCTCGATGCCAAGCAGAAGGAACTGAAGCAATCCACCGACGCACTGGGTAAGAGCACCAGCGATCAATCGGACAACGCCGACAAGGCGACAAAATCCATGGAGGAGCAGCGCCGCGAATCCGGCCGGCTGATGGAAGAGCAGCGTCGGGCGATGGGCGAAGCGATGGAGGCGCATCGCAAGGGCACCGAGGACACCAAGGAGGTGACCGAGGGAGCCATCGACTTCTTCGGCGACCAGTTGGCGGCGGCGCGTCAGCCGCTGGCGGAGCTGAGTGACGAGGCGCTGCGGCTGTTCGACTCCCTGCAGGGGCTGAGCAGCTCCGAGCTGAAGCTAGACACCAGCTCGGTGGAAAGCACCGAGAAGGCCCTGGAGCAGATCCGGCAGAGCCTGGCTGATATCGGTTCGATATCTGAGGTCGGCATGGGCGGTTTCGGTCGGTGGGCGGTGAGCCTTCGCCGCAACAGCCTGCAAATGCAGGAGGCCACCCTGGAGCAGAAGCAATCCTTGCTCGAACTGCTCGATGAGGTGGATCGCGGGGACACCAACCTGCAGAACTTCCTCACCAGGGCGACAGCGGCGCGCAACAGCCTCGGCCTTCTGAACGATTCCGACCTGCGGCAACTCGAGGGCGCCATCGACTCGGCGCGGCAGCGGATGCAGCAGCTGCAGGAAGGCTCCAAGCAGACCCTAACCAGCCTGCAGGAAGAG